ATTCGGTCGCCCGACCTTGGAGACGCGGTGGCCCTGACCTTCGCGTTCCGGGAGTTCTTCAAGGGGTGGAACGAGGCTGCCCCCGGCCAACCCGCACAGCACAGGGCCCTTGACGACCCAGGTTATTCGGGCAACATGATCGACTACGCCCCGAACTACGGACTTTACGGCTGGATGGGATGATGGCAGACCGCAAACCAAAGATCAAACTGCCAGAAGGCTACGACAGCGAGTATGATTTCCTGGCAGAGATGCGGGAGGAGTTTTCCCTTGACGTAGGGGCTGACACGCTCAACCGCACCGCCGCGATGGAGGATTTGGCGTTCTTCGTCGGCGATCAGTGGGACCAGAGGATGCTGGCAAAGCGGAAAGCGGCGCTTAAGCCGGTTCTGACTATCAACCGCATCCCGGCTTTCGTTGCCCAGGTGCTGGGAATGCGCCGCCTCAACGAGACCACGATCAAGTTCGAGCCGGACAACGGCGGAACGCAGCAGGTTGCCCAGCTTCGGGAAGACCTGGTCCGCAACATCCAGAAAATATCCAAGGCAGAACTGGCTTACAACAACGCACTCGCCGGGGCTGTGATCTGCGGGGTCGGGAACTTCCGCGTTGACTTGGAGTACGAGGACAGCGACGTTTCCGAGCAAACGATCATGATCCGACCGATCATGGACCACCTTGCCGTCGTCTGGGACCGCGCCTGCACCGACCCCACGGGGCAGGACGCGCGCCATGCTTTCGTGATCGACATGATCGACAAGAAAGACTTCGACCGGCTTTACCCGTGGGCACAGCCTTCCGACCTCATGACCGACTCGACCATGAGTAATCAGCTTTGGGGGCAGGGATGGTATGCGCAGGGCATGGTCCGCGTGGTGGAATACTGGGTCATGCGGACGGAAAAGCGTGTTCTTGCCATGATGCAGGACGGCAGCACGGTGGACGTTACCGACGTTGGCGACCCGACAGTGCTGGCGAACATCGCCCTCAAGCCGGACGGCAGCCCCTTCATGCGCGAGGTCAACCGGCCCTACGCGCAGAAATATGTCTGCTCCGGGACCGACATTCTTGCAGGCCCCTACAACCTGCCGATCAAGCGCATTCCGGTGTTCCGGGCCATCGGCTGGGAGACGCGGATCGGGGCACAGGTCTACCGCAATGGCATCGTGCGATTCCTGAAAGACCCTCAGCGCCTGCATAACTACTACCGATCCGTGCTGGCTGAGCGTCTGATGCAGACCCCGCGCGCTGTGTGGACTGCGACCGCCGAGGCCGTCGCAGGTCGGGAGAATGCGTGGAGAAACAGCCATTTGAGCGATGACGCCTTGCTGATCTGGAACTCCGACTCTGGGCAAGAGCCGCGCCGCGTCGAGCCTGCGCAGATGGAGCCTGCCTTCCTGACCCAAGCCAACCTGACGACGCAGGATATCAAGGACGTGTCCAACATCCATGAGGCCAACCTCGGGATGCCGTCGAATGAGGTCAGCGGGGTTGCGATCAAGGCCCGCCAAGCCGTCAGCGATTCTGCGACAGCGATCTACATGGACAACGTCACCGACGCCATCGAAGAAGCAGGGAAGGTCATCAACGACCTGATCCCCATCGTTTACGACACGCCCCGCATCATCAAGACTGTGGGAGACGACGCCAAAACAAACGCAGTGCTCATTAATGCGATGGGCAATCAGAACTCCATCGATATCACGCTTGGGAAATACGCCGTCACAGTCACGACCGGCCCCAGCTACGCCACCAAGCTTGACGAGCAGGCTGAGAACATGGCGCAGATGTATACCGCCATGCCGCAGGTGTTTGCTGACGCTGCCGACCTGGTGGTCGAAGCGCAGAACTGGCCCGGTGCCAAGCAGATCGCGGAACGGTTGCGAGCGCGCTTGCCCCCCGGCCTTCTCGACCCATCGCAGATGTCGCCACAAGTCGCCGCTGCCCAGCAGCAACAGGCACAACAGCAACAGCAACAGCAGCAGTTGCAAGAAGCAATGGCGCAGAGTAAGCTTGGGGTTGCGCAATCGCAGGCTGCCTTGAATATGGCACGAGCGCAGCACTATGAGGCCCAGACGCAACTCGCGCCTGCGGACATGAAGATCAAGGCGGCGAGTGCCGCGTCGGAAGTGGTTGCCCGGCAGATGCGGGACCACATCGAAGTTCTGAAAATGGGGGCTGGGAATGGCTGATGTAACTGAAACCACCGCTGCGCCGGAAATGATCTTTGGCGAGGTCATGGATGCTCATATGGCGAAGGAATTTGCCAAGATCATACACTCGGAGGACAGCAGCAGCGAAGCCACCAAGGTGGCCGACGACCAGGCTGCGCAGCCGGTGGAAGCTGCCGAGTCCAAACCGGACGAGCCTGAGGTGGTTGAACCAGAGAAACCCGAGCCAAAAGAGACCGCCAAGGCTCGCAACGCCCGTCTGGTCGAGGAAGCTCGCACTGCTGAAAACCGGGAACTGCGCGAGCGGCTCGCCAAGCTTGAGGGGATGATTGAAGCATCCCGCAAGCCACAGGAAGTTGTGCCTCAGGCCCCTGTCGTTGATCCCGACGCCCCCGATCCGTCCAAGTATCCGCTGGGCGAGATCGACGCTCGGTATCTCTTGGACGCCGCGCGATACACCGCCCGCAAGGAGATCATGTCCGAGCGCGAGGCGCAGGCCCGCGCCGCGCAGGAGGCCACCCTTGCCGAGGCCATCAAGGAGGCCAACACCAAGGCCGATGCCCTCGTGGGGGTCGGGAAAGCGAAGTATGACGATTTCGAGGACGTCGTTGTGAAAGGCTTCCAGTCTGGAGCGTGGAAAATGGTCCCGGAGATTGGCGACTTGATCCTCGGCTCCGAGCACGGAGCCGATATTGTCTACGCGCTTGGCAGCAATCCCGCCGAAGCAAATCGCATCGCCTCTTTGCCCCTTGCCCAGCAGGCTGCGTGGTTTGGCCGCCAAGAGGCGATGCTTGAGGCGAAGAAACCTGCCGCCGCATCGCCGCGCGGCGGTAGCAAGGCCCCGGAGCCCCTGCCAATCAGGGCTCGGGGGTTTGGGGGATCAACCGGGGATCAACCTGACACCGATGCCTTTCGAGCGTTCGAGGCACGGATGCGGCAGCAAAGGCAGTAACCAATGGCAAACGCACTTCTTACAGACCAGGTGTTCGCGGACACGGCGCTTTACCTGGCGAAGAACACCCTCGTGATGGCAAGACTGGTCGACGGACAATTCAAAAACCAGGTGACCGACTTCAACGGTGCCACCATCAGCGTGAAAAAGCCCCCGCGCTTCGTGAACAAGAGCGATGGAACGATGAACCTCGCCCTTCAGGACGTGGTGATGGGCTCGACCACGCTGAGTGTGAATCAGTTCGCGAAAACGCACATCAACTTTGGGGATATTGAATCTATCACCAGCGTCAACGAGCTTGTGCGGAGCACTGCAATGATGTCGGCGGGGGCGCACCTTGCCACCCAGATCGACGGCTATCTGGCTGGACTCGCGCTCCAGTTCAACTCCTGGGTCGCAGGTGGCAAGACGGGTGGCACGGGCGGCCTGAACGCGACAACCGGAGCGGCCCCGATCCATTCGTCTGCCGAGTCCATGAGCGCACACACGCGCCTCATGAACAACGGCGTTATGAACGACCGCAACATCAACGGTGTTGTGACCTATGACGACGCAGAACTGATTCGTGGCAGCTTGCTGGGAAGCTACACGCCGACACTCAACGAGGATGCACTGGAGCGAGTACGAATCCCGCTGATCTCGGACATGAGATGGTATCCCACGCAGCAGATGCCTGTTCTCACCACCGGAACGCGGGTACAGGGCAACGGATCGTCCACTGGTGGCCAGATTTCCGGTGCAAACCAGAACGTCAACTTCCGCGCCGTCAAATCTACCAACACCCAAACGCTGAACGTCACGGCACTAGGGGCTGGCGCGACCATCTCCGCTGGTGAAGTGTTCACGATCCAAGGCTGTTACGCTTGGGATGGGCGTTTGCCGCAGTCGCTTCCCTACCTTCAGCAGTTCACCGTCCTGTCACCTGCGACTGCGGACGGATCGGGTAACGCGACTTTGACGATCAAGCCCGCGATCATCGTGCAAGGCACCAACGACGGCGTCAGCACCGACACAAACACGGCTTACGGCACCGTGGACACGCTGCCCGCCGCCAACGCCTACATCCAGTTTGTCGGGTCGCCCTTGGCCAAGCTTCGGCAGCGTCTTGTGTTCCACAAGAGCGCCATTGCGATGGTATCGCTTCCGTTGGTGAAGCCTTTCTCGGGCACTTTTGCCTATGCGACCGACCCTGACACCGGCATCAGCATTCGCTACTGGCGTCAGTCGGACGTGAACACCGGCAACCATATCCACCGCTGGGACTGCGCGTTCGGTGCTGCGATCACGCAGGAGTCGTGGGGGACGCGGATCACCGGCTCCGAGTCCTGATCGGACTTGCCAACCTGACGCCCGTTGCACATGCTGCGGGCGTCGTTTCATGAGGGACGCCATGTCGGATTACCCCGCTTTCAAATGGACCGCCACCGGGGAGTGCATCCTCGTCGAGAGCGCGTCCAAGGACTCTCCTGACTACCTGAACAGTCACCCCGGCGACGCAGCCCCCGCCAGCGCCCCAGAAACGCCCGTGGAGCCCGATCCCGCGCCCGAGGCACACCAAGCCGCCCCGCCCAAGCAGAC